CTAAAACAGGCCACCCATCACGCCAGGCTCCCAGTTCGTGATCACCAATTCGCCGCTCGCGCCCGGTCGTCCGTGTCTGTTGGCAACCGAGTAGCGGATGTCGAGTCCGAGCATATGGAATCCGTCGAATGCACGTCGGATGTCCGGGTGGTCGTTGATCGACACCATGACTTTGCCTCGCGCCCCGCGCATCAGTTCGGCCATCGCCTCGTACTCCCCAAACTCGAACGGCACTCCATAGCCTTCCGTCTGCCAGTAAGGCGGGTCAAGGTAGATGAATGTGTGTGGTCGATCGTACCGCTCCACGCACTCCCGCCATGGCAAGTTTTCGACGTGCGTACCGGCCAGGCGCAGATGTGCCGCCGAGAGCTGTTCCTCGATGCGCAGCAGGTTGACCGATGGTGCGGTCGTGGCCGTCCCGAACGTCTGTCCAGCGACCTTCCCACCGAAAGCATGGTGCTGCAGATAGAAGAATCGGGCGGCGCGCTGGACGTCCGTCAGGGTCTCGGGGCGCGTCATCTGCTGCCATTTGAACACCTGTCGGCTGCTGATCGCCCATTTAAACTGCCGGACGAACTCTTCCAAGTGGTGCTGCACAACTCGGTAAAGGTTGACCAGCTCACCGTTCAGATCATTGACGACTTCAACGGGCGCCGGTACCGGCCGCAGGAAATACAAGGCAGCTCCGCCGCAAAACGCCTCGACATAGCATTCGTGTGGCGGAAACAGTGGGATGAGTTTGTCGGCCAAGCGACGCTTACCGCCGAGCCAAGGGATGATCGGTGCTGATGATTCCAATTGTTTACGTTCTCGATCCCGGCGTGATAGCCTTACGCCGCCTCTGCAGGGGTTGCGTGGCCTTGCCGGATTCACAGGCATCATCTGCGGATGCGGGGCGGGTCAGGTGTTCTCAGCACCAGGCTTGTCGCCACGCACTTTCTCTACTTTTTCCGATGGCCCCGCGAAATTGACGCGGAACCATCGAATCTGCCGCCACCAGGCGCAAAAAATCGCCCGAGGCGACTTCAAAGATCAACCTCTACGCCACGTACGGCAGGCCTAGGTGGCTTGCTCATATTGGGCCGTCATCTAAGGCTCCATTTGGTAGTGCGCGCCCGCCAACCCCCGGGGCACGGGCGTGCTTCAAGCTGCTGAGTGTGGAATGCCGAGAAATGAATGCGCTCGATGTAGACGGGAATGCATTGATTGGCCCGAACCCATTGAATCGCACCTCGATCATTCCAGCTTGTTCCAACATGTTCGCGGTATTCGGATACCACTCGGCGTTGTCCAAGATGATCATGCCACCCGGAGAGACGACTTTGAGAGCGGTCAAGGCACTACGATAGCGTTCCGCCCCATCAACGACGACGACGTCAAATTTCCGACTCAGAGAGAGAGGGAAATCGGCATACCGATGTCCGTCAGACTCGTGATATACGGCCGCATTTGATGGAAGCTTCGTCTGCAACGCCTTATGCCAGCCCCGGTCAAACTCCACGCTCGTCACGCTCTTCGCTCTCCTTGCCCAGTAAAGCGTCGATGCGCCTGCTCCAAATTCAAAAACATCCGATCGTGAGAAGTCGATGCCATTCAGGTATTCGATCAACGGAAATGTGAACCAAGGCTGGTAGGTGCCTTCCCCTGAAACAGGCATGCCATCTTTGCTTTTCAGTTGTCCATGCCCGCGCAAAAATACCTGCCAAAGTCGCAACGCGACAATGGCGTGGCGCGGGACTACGGCCCTAACAATACGTTGGATTTTCGACATCTACTCGTCTTATGAATTTGCAAAGCCGTCATCTTATCAGGGACCATTGCCGTCTTTTGGCGGTCCCATGACGTCATGGGCAACCGTCGCCTCGTCAGGCTCATTCGGCCACACGATCTCCGGAAAAGAAAGCGATCGAAACACGCGTATCAGTTCTTGTTGATATGTCGCCCACGCGCGAAAAATAGCGGTCTCCGCTTCGTCAAGTAAGCCCGCTGCCAACGCATCTCCCATCCCGAGTAGTCTGGATTGAACTCGCGACAAACGCTCCTCGAATTCGCGCGTCTTCGTTTGCTTCCGACGAACAGCAACTAGCGATTCGTCGACCTGCCATTTACTGTCCCGCCACACATAGTCGTCGCCGGGCCGAGCCACTTCGGTCAAACCGGCTTCTTCGGCAGAGATGCCCGGCTCGTCGATCGCTGCTCTTATTCCGTCGCTGGTCCGGAACAGTGTTACGCCGCGATAGTCCGGCTTCATTACCCATTGGTCGTCGCGCCAAAAAGGCCATTCGCGCTCTTGTTGGACTGGCGGTTCCTGAGTGGTAGAAAAAGCCGGAATCAGCCAGCGCTCCGCATTCATCGGATCGGGATCTGCCGATCCCACGCCAACCAGCGCACCGGTACAAGAGTGGAAGTGATAAATTTTCATGGCTACGCTTTCAGTACATTGACTGCTCGAATAAATGCGGAAACTGCAATGTTTCGGGGTCGCGCTTCGCTACCACCGTCGGCGGCTATCGATATGGGGTGCGAATGGCGTCCGGCTGCACCGATTCCGACGCCATGGGCATGATTGCCATTTCCGGCAATGCCAATATTCGATTTCTCGTGCGTTGTCCCGGAGCCAAGCCGACTATTTCGGGCGGGTGAGCCGGTGCCTACATCTCCTCCAACCTGGTTGCTCCACGCCTCAAATGCCCAGTGAGAGTGGCCATTGTCCACGACGTCATGGCCATGCAATCCCTGGAAGTCGGTCCATGCGCTGTGCGTGTGATCTCCGACTTCTCCGGCGTTCGCGCCGTGAGAATGGGAACGGTTTTGGCTGTCCTGCCATGAACCAAGCACTCGGTTCGGATCGATGCCTCGACCACCGTCATCCCAAACGCGAATAAATTCGCCACGCCAATCCGGAATTCTGAAATTCGTTGCACCATCACCACTTGAGAAGCAGCCAAAGGTACTCGACCAGTCCTTTTCAGCAACGATCGCGCCGCTAGTTCTAGCGTACTCCCAAAGATCCGGGTAATCGGCTCGCAGAAGCACCGCACCATTTAGCTTCAACCAGCCCGATCTCGGCTGCGACCGCAACTCGAAGATAATTTGCCCAACCGTGCTGCCAAGCATTGCACTCAGAAGCGCACGCACCCATTGGGTGTTAGGGATGAGCGCGGAATCATCTGACGCGGCGGGCGTCGGCGCGGTCGGCTTACCCTTAAATGCAGGCGATATAAGAGGAGCCAGACCGTCCGTAGAACTTTGAATTAGAGATCGTATTGCCTTCAGCACTTGGTTGTTGTCAGTCGGGTCAAGCTTCATCCCAATGCTTTCGGGAATAGCTGCAAGCTCTTCTTGAACCGATTGTGCCCAGTCGCGCGTTACGATCGTGCCTTTCACGCCGGCAGACGGATCGCCAGCATGGAAGTTGCCGTCAGGAGAATTGATTCGCTGCATGGTTACTCTTCCAGATAGATGAAGTAGACGAACGTGTCGGCTGGTTTCAGATCCTCAAACACCGCTTCGAGGACCGGGTCCGCGAATGTCAGGAGCGGCTCGCCAACGGCGCTCTCGTCGACTCGGAAATAAATTTCGAGTGAAGGTGCGCCATGCACGACAACACCCCACTCGTAAATGATGTCTTCAATCCACAACGCGTCGCCCACTGAGCTTTCGTCGACTCGGAAGGGATCAGGCTCAATGATTTCGATGCGATAGCCGAGCGCGGCCGCGAGGCTCGTGAAGTACGGGATCGACATACCGCCGGTTTCGTTGAGTTTCGCGACCACCGTCGAAACGCGTTGCTGCAGCGTGGCCTCATCCGGAGGTGTGATGCCGCATACGCGCTCCCAATCCGGCAGCAGTTGATGCGCAAAGAACGGCGTGATCCCGTTGACGACCGTTTCCGCATCACCGAGCGCGCGATCGAGTGCTTTCCCTTCTGCCGCCAGTTCCGCTGTGAGACGCGGCTCGCGCGAATCGTAGGACACCGGGGGAAGCAGCCGACTGAGCAAATCAGCGTGACCGTTCATACCAACGGCCTCAATTTCACCTTGCCGAGCCGACACCACTCAATGACTTTCGCATCGGCGATCGGCACAACGTTGCCTACTGGGCTGTCAAGCGCATAATCGACGATGCCGGGCGTATCGTTGATTACGCCACCGACGCGATTGCGAATGACAGTCTCTCCGGGCGTGATGATCGCGTTGTACGCGTTCAGGCCATTCGTCACAGCAATCTCGGCCGCTTCGATCGAGATCCCGTCCAGCTTGACCGCCGCCGTAACGTCGTAGGTCTTGATTGAGGGCACGACAACGCGTGTATCTTTCGCGCGCACAGGGCGCTGATCGTCGATATGTGCTTGCGCCGCCATCAGCACGTCATCCGAAGGCAGGCCATCGTCGGTCGCGATTACGACGTCGACCGTGCCAAGACCGCGCCGTAACGGATAGATGTATGCAGACGTCACGCCCGGTACTTCCATCACCCACTGCCAGTAGTCGTATTTGTTGCCGCCTGCAGGCGGCCGGCGAATGCGCTGCAGCAGACGAGCGAGCAGGCTATCAAGCGTCTCGATTGCGGTGCCGCCGCGCAGGCTGACGATCGTCAGGGACGCATCGACGTCGATCGGTGGCACGGTCAACGTGAGCACGTCGTCTTTCTGCCGATTTCCGATTACGCCAGCCGTGATGGCGGCGACGTTGACGATCAACTTTCCCGATGCGTCGAATGTGCCACCGCTCGTCGTTACGTATCCCGTGCCGTCCTGATATTTGGCGCTCAAACCGCTGGCGGCCGTCACGCCAGGTTTGCCCGTAGCGCGTGCGGTTCCGCTCGCCACGACGGCCGGCTTGCGCTCGATGCCGCGCAGGCGTGCGTGCAGGATGAGTTTGTCTTCGTCCGCTGTATCGGGAAAAATCTGTTTGGCGGTCCAGACCTGGTGCGCGTACAGACCTTCGATTGCGCTGGCCACGCCGCTCGCGCGCACGTAGTAATCCGAGTCCTTTCCGACGTCGGCTTCCGAGCGCTGGTTCTTGATCTCGCGAAGAATGTTCTCGCGGATCTGGTCGAGAGTGAGAACGGTGGCCGGCATTACGACACCTTGACCGGATGTTGGAAGTGGCGCACGTCGCCCGTGGCGTCGACCACTTCGATTAGCAGAATGAGCCAGCCCTTTTCGCCGGACGCGGACGTCACCGACACTTTGCTCGCGCGACCGTCCTTGACCAACGGGGCGAGCGCTTGCTCGGCGTATTGAACGGCGAGACGGTGCACGCGGGGCGTATCTTTCTCGCGCGCCAGCGTGTGCAGCAGCGACCCGACGTCGGGTGCAGCCCACCAGGAGCCGAGCGGCGTGGCAAGGCGGATATACACGGCGTTCGCGAGCGTCGTGGTCCGCGTGCCGGTATATCCGCCTGTTTGCGGGTTCAGAAGTGCGTCCATGACGCGATTGTCATCGCGCGCACGTTTACAACTCAGATGATGGAAGTCAGTAAGTGGTCGCTGCCGGCGTCAGGCGATCGGCGTGTCTGTAATGCTGCCGGTCTCCGGATGCCGATGGCCGTTGAAGCTCTTGCCACCGATCACGGCATCCTTTTCGACGTTCAGGCTGTCGATGCGCGCGCCGTTGCCGCCCGACATGGACATGCCACCCTTGCCGGTGATTTGCTCTGCAACGTTGAGCGCATGATCCATATTGACGGTCGGTGTCTTGAAGTTGACAGATTCTTCCGCGTCGATGTTCAGCGTCTTCGTCTTGATGTCGATGACACGACCGCGCGAGAGAACAATCGAATCGCCTTCGTCGGTGTAGATCGCCACCTCACCGGGTTTCAGCGCCTTCACGCGATACTGTCCGTTCTCGGTGGCGATGACGATGCCGTGACTCGTCTTGCCGCCGACCGGCACCACGACCATCATCGTGCCGGCCGGCGGCGAACTGGTGTAGCCGTAGTGTTGGAACAGTTCGAGGTCGACCATGTTTTCCCCGGCGAGACCTTCGCCGCGAACGGTCGCGGTCGGGCCGATTGTCTGCACGCCACCGATCATTCCTCGGAAAGCTTGTCGAATGCCGGAAACCGCCCGCTGGATGCGCTTGTCGATGTCCTTGATCATTTCATGATGCTCGCGTCGATGGCCGCGTCCGTCACTTCGAGCGATGGGCCGCCGCGTTTCTTCTTCCGGTGCTTGCGGCCCGAATGTGGATGTGCGTCGAGAATCCAGACACCATCTTCCTTGAGCGTAAGCGTCGTGTGCGTGCCACCTGGACGACCGCCCGTGAAACGGCGCGCCATTAGGAAGTAGATGGCGTCGATCCCGTATTCTTCCCACACAACATGTACCCGCTGGCCAGGCTTCCACAGCACGCCATCCGAGGTTCGGTGTCCCTTGACGCTCGCTCGCAGCGTGTGCGCCGCGAGCGCCGAGTCGGAAATGACCTTGCGTGCACGTGCCTCGGCTGCCGCGAGGTTGGGTGCATCGTGGTCGACGACCACCCTGGGGCGATACACCGACACATCCTTGTCTTTCACGGTCGCCTTGATGGCGTGCTTGCCGGCCTTTGATCCCGTGCCGTGCGCCTGGCCGAGCACCGTAACTTCCGAGTAGCGCTCGGCGATCGACTGGTCCTCGTCGAACCATTCAACGTTGTTGCCTTTGCCGTCCTCGCGCAGGATCAGGCTTGCGACGGGCGGGGCATTGTAGTCTGGCCCGCCGACCACCAGCGTGCCATCCGGATCGAACCACGGCCACAGACCCTCACCCTCGGCGGCATGAACGAGCGTGTCCCATGCCGTATCACCCGGATCGACGCTGATCTTGTCCCACGTTGGCTGCGAGCGCGCCGTGTCGATGCGAACCTTCTTGATGCCGAGCGGCTTGACGATATTCGCGACTACCTCGGCGAGCGAGACCTGTTTGGCAGTAAAGATCGGTGCCGAGCAGTCGCGCAGGATCGCGGCATAGTCCCGGCCGCTAATCGACAGCGTCTTCTCAGTCTTGCTGGTACGACGGCGCACCTGGTCGACGTAGCCGACGAGCACGGTATCGTCGCCGACCTTCACCTGGACGTGCGCACCTGACTTGACGGCGTCCGGCAACTTGCCGGACGGGCGCGTGAGACGCACGTCCCATGCATCGGCTGGCGTCAGCAGATCCGAGTCGATCGAGTACGACGACCAGGCGCTATGTGCTTTGCCGCCAATCAGCAGCGTCACATCGTTATTGGGCGAAGCCACAGACGATGTCTCCTCGTTGAATGAAATTCGGATTTCGGATTTTCGGATTCAAACGTAGCAGCTCGGTCGACCGCGAATAGTCCCCGTACCAGTGGTGCGCCAGCAACGTCATGTTCGACGGTGCATCGACGGTCCGCGAGATAATCGGCGGAAGGACATCGATAACCTTGATCGCCAGCTCCTGCACCGTCAGCGCCGCTTCCTTTAACGGCTCGATAACGGGGCGGGCCTGCTCGACCGGCACAGCCGCGCGCACGGCGTCGATCGCGGTCTGGATCAATTCCCGCGCGTCGTTCGCGATCTGCTCGACCTGGTCCGGTATCAGCGTCGGTGTGTCGGCCTCGTTCGCGAGAACATCCGACGCGACGCCCGCCGTGACCGTGGCAACGACAACCGCCGTCACGGCCGTGACGAGCTGGATGTCCGATGCGTCGGCTGCGACGGTGCCCGGGCGTGCCGGCGCGTAGGGTGCAGCAGGGTCGATCGGCACGCTGGGCGCGGCCGTCGTGGTCTGCGTGCCAGGAATGACAAGCGGCTGACCGGCGGCAGACGCGGCGGGCAGCTTCACGACCGTCTTCATCTGGTCCCGCACGTCGTTCCAGTCGGACATGACGAGGCCCGGATCGAACGAACGGAAGTCGGCGATGCCGCTCACCAGGCCGATCAGGTCTGATGCAAATGCACCCGGCCAGGACAAGTAATCGACGGTCACGCTGCGAAAGCCGACGACGAGCGCCTTGATCGGACCCAGCGTCTCGCTCAGGACATCGCGCAGCGCATTGAGTCGCCGTAGACCCGCCTTCATCGTTTTGAGCACGCCAACCGCACGCTCGAACATGCTGGTGCCGGCATCCTGCGCAGTGGTCGCGAGCTGCACGGCGGCGTCAGCGGTTTGCGTCGGCCGCTGCTCGACGAAAAACGGATTGGCCGGCGTCGAGCGCTTGAACCGCATCTCGATCACGCAGGCGTCGACGTTCTCTGCGTCGTGCGACACGTGTGCACCGATGAGCTGCATGCTCGGCATCGAGCCGAACACCGGATGAATCAGTTCGCCAGGCCCCTTGACCGCGAGCGCGGCGAGCAGCGCCTTCATCCGGTTTTCGTAGTCGTCGCCGAAGAAGACTGCAGTGATGCTGGTCGTGTGCGCCTTCAGGCCGAGATCCTCGACGTCTTCGCCGTCGACATGCGGTACAGCGTACTCAGCGGTATCTCGTTCGACCGTATCGTCCGTGCGCTGTACGTCGAACGGCGCGCCGCGAAACGATGCGTCGAGCAACGTGTCTTTCCAGGCCATATCAGTTCCTCAACGCGGCTTTCTGGCCGGACGCCGTGACAAAGTCGAACAAGTGCTGCCCGTCGAGATTGACCGTAACGTGGCTCTCGACGATGGGCGGCTTCTCGTCTTTCTTCTGCGCGAAGATCGCGTCACCGATCATCTTTCCGAGCTTCTCGCCCCATTCGTGGCCGAAGTATCCGGCAACGGCCCCGACGCCCGCGCCGACGATGTTGCCTGCGACCGGAACGACCGAGCCAAGCGCCGCGCCAGTCGCAGCACCGGCCGCCATCCCGGCAATGCCACCAACAGCGCCGCCGGCAACACCGACGTAAGCGGCTTTCTTCTCGTCGGCCGTCTTCGTCTGATCGCCCGCGATCGAGATCGCTTCAAGGCCGCTCGCAATCGCGAGCAGCGGGCCGCCACGCATTCCAATAGCCTTTGCCATGCTGCCAAACCGCGCGCCGAATCCTGCCGCACCTGCGGCCCCGGCTGCCCCGGCGCCGGCCAGTCCCGCTTCGGCGGCCGTCGCCGCGCCCGCCGCAGCACCGACCGCTCGCCCACCGGTCACCAATCGCATCAGGCCGGCGCCTGCGAGGACGGCGGTCAGCCCTTCGAATGCAAGCGTGGTGCCGGCGATTGCCTTCGCGAGGCCGGGGTATTCCTTTGCGTAGTCCGCCAGCTTGGACGCCGCATCGCCGAGCTGGTGATTCAGTCCGCGCAGGGCGTCCATCTCGGCGATTTCCGCCTCGTTCTTGAGTTGCTGTGCCTTGAAACCATCCATCGACTTCATGACTTCGAAGTCGCTCGCGATCGTGCCGCCGCCGCGCTCCCATTCGTGCATGGTGGCTTCATAGACCTCCTGCCGCTTGTGCTTCTGCGTGATGTACCCCGTCAATGCCATTACCGACTGTTGGTTGCCGAACAACTCCCCGATTGCAGAACCCTGCAACATGTTCGACATGTCGGTGAGCAGTTCCTTGTCTTCTCCGGGTTTTGCAGTCTTCAGCTTGCGCTGGATTTCCTGAAATCTCTTGTTGCTCTTGAATAACGTCTGAACCATCGCCTCAATCGCATCAAGCACGTCGCCGCCACGTTCGAGGGTACGCATCTTTACGCCCTCAAAATCCTTGATGCCAGCGCGTTTCGCAGCATGGGCCAAGTGACGACTCGACAGCCCGTTGAGCAGGTCGGTAACGTTCGTGCCGGCTTGGCCGGCCGTGGCTGCCGTGGACATCGCTGTTTCGTTTAGCGCGAGAATCTTCGCGTAACCGCGCGCGCCGGAGAGACCCGCGTTGCCTGCGGCGGCCATTTGCGCAGGAAGGTAATGGCTCAGATCCGGGAACTTGAATTCACCCATGTGGCTGGCGACAGCGCCCATGTCCAAAACTCGCCCAGTATCGTGCTCGTTAAAGCGCAGGTTCTGCACGGACTTGACCGCGACATTCCCCAGGTCGACCGGGTCCGCCCCCTCGGCCATCGCACCTTTCTGCAATTGCGGCAGCAGCTCGAAGGCCGCCTTGTGTCCAAGGGTGTCGTGGGCCATTAGCTTTTCAAGCGACACCATTGCCTGTTCGAGCGTCCCGCCGCCTTCACGCACGGCAGTGTAGATCGCCGCACGCAATTCGCTCGTTGCGTTCACACGCTCCTTCGGCGCGAGGTTCCGATAGCTGGTGTTCGCGATCATTGCCAGATGCTGGTCGAACTGCATCGCCTGGCTGACCGGACCGGACAACACGCGCGCGCCAGCATAGGCTCCCGCGATTCCTTCGCCGACACGCAGCACGCCATGCGCGCCGCGCGCAAGCAGTCCCTCTTTCTCGATGGTTTTGCCCAGCTCCCTGTTCAGCTCGGCGACCTTGCGCTGGACCGCAGCCAGCGCGCGACTTTGCTCATTGGAGGACGAAAAACCCGCTCGAGCGAGCCGGTTGTACGCCGCGACCGTCTGGTCAATCTCGCGCCGGATCGTCAGCTCCGAGCGCATTTCGAGCTGCTGTCGGGCATTGGCAAGACGTTGTGATCCCGTCAGCACGTTCCGGTTCGCGCGCTGATAGGCGGCTTCGGTCTGCGCGACGTTGCGCTGTACCGTTTGCTCGGTCTGCGCGCTCTGCGTCATGCGCACGTTGTACAGCATCCGGCTCGTCGACACTGCTACGCGGGATGCATCCGTGTAGGTTTGCGTCGTCTGGCGCACGCTGCGCTGCACATTGCGTTCGGATTGCTGCGCCGGTGCGGATACCTGGTCGCGCATCCGGACGACCATCCCGACTTCTAAATCGCGAGACGACATTCCTATTTGCCCCTGCGACGCTTATGTCGCAAACTTTTAACGGTTGGTCCGGTCTTCCCGGACCGACCGTTCGAATCCTGTCCACGCAGTTCAGCGAACGCAGACAAGTACCCCTCCAGTTCCGGCTCTGTCAGGCTTCGGATTCGCGCTTCGTTGAACCCGCAAGGTCCGAGGATGAGGACGGCGAGACGGAAGTTGTGGAGGTGGGCTTCATTTCTTTGCGCTTTTTTTTGAGCAGATCCTGCGCGGCATACAGCCGGTCATAGTCGACATCAACCGCCGTACCGATTAACTCGGGCGTGATCTGTTCCTTTGGGATGGTGCCGAGCGAAAGCAGGCACGACGCGATGATCGCCGCGTTGACTCGCATGTTCGACACGCCACCGCCGAGGATCGTTGGATGTTCATACGCCTCGATGTTGTCGTCGACCGTCGCGAGGCGGATTTCGAAGTCGTAGTGGTACTGGCCGCTTTCGGCCGGGTATTCGATGCCGTAGTCCAGCGAACCTTCTTCCGTGATGATGCTCATTCCGTAACCCGTCGAGTCGAGAAGATGGAGAGGTCGCGACGCGCCTCGTTATCCACGTTGTACTGATCGCCCATTTCGATCGTCACGCAGTCGTAGTAGCTCACGCGCTGACCACCCGGCGATGCGGGGAAAATGGTCAGCTTGCCGCCTTCCATGTTGAACCAGTCAATCTCGTCGCCATTGAGCGGAATGACGACCGTGACCTTCAGCTCATGCTCTTCGATGCCACGCGCAAAGCCTTTGACGCGGCCTTTGCGGTTCATCGTCTTGACCGGCTTCTTGCCGGTCTTCGACGTCGGCGACATGCTCACGACCTCGGCCTCGCGGCCATCGACTTCGAGCACGATCGCGCCGACGTATTCTTCCAATGCCATGACTGGCTCCTATAGTGTTGCGAAGGGTGTTACAGGATCAGGTCGATCCGGCCGGCGAACACGTGCAACCCGTTGACGACGTCGCACGGAATCGCAGCATTGAGCTGGTTGACGTCCTGCAGATCGCGCTCGACGATCAGCTTGTCCTTGTTCGCTTCGACGTTCTCGATGATTTCCAGCTCTTCCAGCTTGTAGAGAACGTCGAGCAGCTCGCTACGCACCTTCGGCGGCGTCTTCTCCGACAGCTTTTCGCGCGGGAAGCGCAGCGCAATACGCTGTTGACACGCTTTGCGAACGTAGTCGAGCGTGCGGATCGTCGTGATGTCGAGCAGTGCCGGATCGTCGATGCCCTGCGCATCCTTCGTGTACGTCGTGATCGACCGCACGATCTGCACGACGTTGCCCGGCCCGATCTCGATCGGCGTGACACCGTTGTGCAACGCCTTTTCCTGCTCGGTGCGCCCAGGTTGCGACGGGATCGGCGTCACATCGAGACCAGTCAGCGCGAGCGTGTTCAGCGGCCGGGCCGGGTCCGTCTCGCTGGCGATGACAGCCGCGTAGGCGGCGGCGATCTCGGCCGGCAGGCACACCGAACCCGGGTGCCAGCCGATCGTGATCCGGCCTGCGTCCAGGTCGCCGGCCAGCGTGGTCGCGGTGGCGAGCGTCGCGGGCGTGCCAGCGACGCTCACTGCCGGACGCTGTTCGAGCGGCCCCGAGATGCTGTCCAGATGCGTGCGCAACTTTGTCAGTGATTCCTTCGTCGGCCAGCACGTCGCATACACGTTGTACTTCGCGCCATACACGGCCGCGAGCGCCGGGGCGATGTCGGGATCGTTCAGCCCGCCTGCGAGCGCCGTGATCGTCGCCTTGACGCCGGTTGCCTGGTTGAGCTGCGACAGGACGATGTCGTTGCCGAACGCCCCCTTGTTCTTCGTCGCCAGCGTCACCTTGCCGTTGACTGAATCGGCCGTGACCGGCAGCGCCGTCTTCTGCGCGATCTGAGCTGCGAGGCGGGTAGCGATCGCCGTCTCCGTGTCGGACGCGTAGACGGCGATGTCGACCCGGGTATTGCAGATGAACAGGGCGAATGCGCCGTCTGCTGTCGCCGGCCCCGTGAACTCGATCGTCCCCTTGGCCGGCTGGCCGGCCTGCGCATCGTCGACGGCGATGACCGTCAGGCTCACATACTTGTTCGCCGTGATCGCAGCGACGACTGCGATGTGCGCGAGCGAGCCTGCGCCGAAGTACAGGGCCGCCTGGTCACCTGAGAACACGTCGACCGGCTTCAGCGCCGGGACGGTGCCTTCAGCGGTACGCTGCCCGACGATGATCACGGTCTGGTCGTTCGCCGGCAGCGTGCGCACGGCGAGCTTCGTGTTGTATTCGAAGTACTTGCCCGGCTTGCGGATGCCCGACGGGATCGTATCGAAAGCGATGTTTTGGCTTGCCATCGATTAGGCTCCTTTCGCGGACTTTTTGGCACTCGAATCAACTGCGGGACTCGGCGCGACGTCGACGCTCGACTCCGCGGCCGGCGCAGTCTCTACAACCAGATCGCCTTCGGCGACGCGGCGCTGGTAATAGGCGGTATCCGGCACATCGACGGCTTCATCGTCCGTGATGTACTGGCGCGATGCGTGTTCCATCGGGACACGCAGCCCCGAACGGGCAATCACTTTCATGGTTTCTCCTTCATCTCAATGTGATCTTCGGCGTCCGCTTGCCGATCGGTGCCGGGTTGCAGGTAGTAGCGCAACAGCGTCGACTTCCAGTCCGGTGTCGGCGGATCGAGATGGCCGTTGTATCGCTCGAACAGCTCGCCGAGCGGACCGTCACTCGCCCCCTGCGGAAACGCGCCGACGAACAGCGTGTCTTCGACCCAGGCCGTATGGAATTCCAGTGCGTACACGGACATGGCGTCGCTGCGAACCTTCGTGTTGAACAGCGTCCGGATCGCGCCAGGCTGCAAGTGCCGAATCGGCAGTCCCATGTCCTGCTGGTTCAACAGATGCCGCACGGCCGAGATCAGCAGGTTCGTGCCGACCTCGATTTGCGCCGGCCCACCGTGCCGGCTGGTTTCTTCGTTCCGTACGCTGCGCGCACCGACCATCACGACGAAAAGCGCCTCGGCCTTCCATTTCGAGCGGCCCGTCGAAACGGGATCGGTGCGCTTGACGCCGCCAAACGTCACCCATGCGGCCGGGAAGCGCCGCACGACGGTGTCCAGTTCGTCGTCGTCGAATTCGCCGCCGTAGGTCTTGACCTCGGTGACCATCTTGCCGAGGCCGCGCGTGAGGCGGTCGACGATGCCGAGTTCAACAGCGGTCACGATCGGAACGTAGGGCATGGCGTTATCGACTGTCGCGAGCGAACACACGCGTGCCGGTCACGAACTGGACAGAGTTGTCGGGTTGCGGGATCGATCCCGTCGTCGTCGAACCGAGCGTGACGTCGCCGGCCGCGACGAGCTTCAGAAACGCGATCGCGGCCTTGTAACGCTTGTCGATTTCGTCGGTCATGACTGTTTCGCCGCCACACAGGCGATAGCGCGCGATGTCGCAACACACGCCCGCGAGCATCTTCGGTTGCGGATCGAGCGGTAGCGCGTACCGGCCCGCCAGATACGTATCGATCTCGGCGCTCGCCTCGTCGAGTGCTTCGGCCAACACGGCGACGTTCACATCGCCAGTGCGCTCGCGATCGGACAGCGAGATTGCCTCACGCTGTCCGAAGCGGCCGGTCATGAATTCGACGGTCGCGTACATGGCGCGTTAGCTCTTCTTGCTGGCCGACTGCGCAGGCTTGCCGCCGGACTTCGCGGCTTCCTGCTCGGCCTCGAATGCCTGGATGCGCGCGAGCAGATCGTTTTCACGCATGACCAGGCCGGCGTGGCGCTCGTCGAATTCGGCGACGCGGCGTTTCAGGTCCGCTTCCGCAGCTTCGAGTTCGTTTTCGGCGGCCTTCAGATCGGCTTCGCGCAGCTTGATCGACGCTTCGCGCTGCACCAGCTCCGCTTCGATGTCGGCCAGCGCCAACGCACGCTTCGCATCGTCCTCGCTCACGTCGAGCGCCAGTGCGTCGGCATTCGCCAGGGCAGCGGTCACGTGGTCTGCGTCTTGATGCGGGAGTGCCACCGCTTCCTCGTCGCTGAGATGGATCGCCGTGTCGACCACGACCAGGGACTTGTCGGCGACGATTGCGGCGTGTGCGTCCGGATGAAGCGCAGCCAGCGCGATCGTTTTCGGCACGATGCCGAACACATGGCCAGCGCGGCGAAACCCTTCCTTCGCCGACGCCACCTTGATCGCCGGATGTTTCTTGCTCATGAACCTCTCCTATGAATTCGAACCCAACCGGAGCCCACCATTGCGCCGCAGCTCCGGGACGGTCTTCCTCCGCGCTTATCGGCGTCGCGCGGTCGTCTCTCGCGAGGGTGTTATCCCGTTACACCAGCCAGGGCGTCGCCAACAGATCGGCCGAACCCTTCCAGACGTTGGTCGCGCCGTAGTTGTTCGCGTCGGCGTGGAGGATCTTCCGGCCGACACCTTCGTACATCGGCGGCACGACCAGGAGCGACGGACGGATGCCGAGCGGGCGGCCGTTGTCGCCCTTCATGCCGGTCATCGCTTCGCGCGCGGCCTGGTAGGAGTCTTCGTTCAGCGGCTCCTGGGATGCATACGCGAGCTGCCAGAGCGCAAAGCCCACGTTGCAACGCGCGTCGACGCCGTATCGGTACGTCTTCGCCGAGAACACGACCTCGTCGGTCTCCTGATCCATCGCGACGAAGTTGTACGGCTTGCGCTGCTGCAGGATGACGGGCTTGACGACGCGCGTCATGTCGAGCAGATACCAGGTGGGACCAGCGCCGGCCTTGAAGTTCGAGACCGAGCCGACCTGGCCGTTTTCCTGCAGCACCGGGTGATCGGTGTCGAAGAAGTATTGGCCGTCGTAGCAAGTCTTCGTCGTGCCTTGCTTGAGCAGGTTGAAGACCAGCTCGTCCGGGTGCTGCTTCGAGTCCAGACCGAGTTGGGCGATGACCGGCTTGTAGATGCCGTAGGTATCGTCTTCGATCGCCTCGCGATCGACGCCGACGGTGTTCTCGAACGGCTTGTTCTTGATCGCGAAATCGTGTGATGCCAGGTTCTGGATCACGCGATCGCCGATCCATTCGCGGAATCGCGTGGTCTGGCCGAGCCACGGATAGACTTCCTGCGACGTCGTCGACGGAACCGGCATCGCGACGCGCTGCCAGTCGGACGGTGCGCCGTCAAAGGCTTGCTGGAATACGGTGTTGTATCCCGTGAACAGGGCGCGCAGGTTCGCGCGGTTGATTTCCATGTGCTTTCCTTATGGAGTAGTCGATGGGGTGTGGCAGACCGCGTTAGAACGCGATCCAGACGCCGCCCGGGTCGATGTCGACCACGGGGCCAGCAACCGAGCGCTTGCCGCCGCCGTCCGTTTTTGCAACGGTCTGGTCGTCGACGATGTACGCGGGCGAGCCGACGTCCTTCAACGTGAGCTGGTCGACGCCAGCCGAATTCGCGACGCGCCATTGGCCGCGCCGGATCGTCACGCGCGTCGCACCGTCCGCGCCGGTCGTGTTGTCGACCTGTTCCTGGACGATGCCGGCGCCCTTGAGCGTCGTCGACTCCGCGCCCTTGGTCGCGAAGCCAGTAGCCGTGTCGATCGCGGCGATCGCGCCGGTGAAGAACAGCACGCTGCTCTTGGCCGGGTAGCTGAACAGCAGGCCGGCCCGGGAGACGGTGTCGCGGTCGGCGGTCAGTGCAGTCATGTAAATCTCCTGGTGGAAGTGAAACGAGCGGCCGCGCGACCGTCAGGCGGACGGCTGCGACGTCTTGTACGTCGCCGGGTCAAGTCCGAGCGCCTTGCAGACGGCGAGGTCTTCGGCGGACAGCGCGGTAGCACCCGATTTGTCACCGGGCGGCGGATTGCCGCCCGTCTGCGTGCTGCCGAGCGCTTGGATCGGCTGCGCGGTCGAGATGAATTGCTTCAGCGCGACGACGTTGCTCTTGCCCAGGTCGCGCGCCCAGCCTTCCTGCGCAGGCAGCAGGCGACCGTTCTTCAGCGCGGCCGTCACCAGTTCCTCGACTTCGTTGCCGGCGAGCTTCGCGTTGACCGCGTCGAGCTGCGTGCGCAGGTCGGTCATGACCGCGATCGGCACGAAGCGCGCCGGGTCGGCCTGGTTCGCCGACAGCGTGGCGATCTGGCTGCGCTGCGCGTCGAGCAGCGCCGGCAGGTTGGCGCTGGCGGCCGTAACGCCCTGGCCGCCGGACAGCGATTCGATCAGCTTCTTGAGCTGCGCCGTGACGTCATCGGCGGTCGCGCCGACCGGCATGTTCAGCAGCCAGCGCAGTTGTTCCAGGAGTTCTTCCATATTGGGAACCTCGGTAGGTGGGACAGTGGAAAGCGCCGCGTGTGCGGCGGAATCGAAGGCGTGCATCGCCGCCGAGCAGGCAGCGGTGAGCTGCACCTCGTCGAGGCAGTCGAGCGCGGGGTCGTTGGTCAGCGCCGCGTTAAGCAGCGCGGTTACGTTGCCCGCCTTGTCAAAGGCGAACACCGGGGAGAGGTAGGCGTATTCGTCCGCGTCGAGCATCGCGGATGCCCGGGCGGTCCACTGGACGTCGGTCGCGTACAGGCCATCGCCTTCGCGCCATTCCAGCGTCTTGAACCAGGCGGCGGCCGGCGCGGGCTGGCCGTTCTTCGCCGCGTTGAGGGTCTGGTGCTCGTAGTCGATCACATAGCGCGTCTGGCGCGCGCTGGCCGCCGCGACCAGGCGCGCTGCCCCCGCCGCGTCGAGCCGCCACGCCGCACACTCGGTCGGCCGGCCGTCCCGAGCACGGAACTCGCCGGCCGGCAGCAGCTTGAGCGCCGTGCCGGTGGATTGAATTTGGGCGGAAAGCGCCGCGATGAAGAAGGTAGCCATGCCGCCATGGTGGCGACAGGCGAGGCGAAAATTAACGGGACCGGTGTCACTGGGAAGGCACCGGCTATCAAATGCGAGGGAGGTGGCGGGAAGCGAATGCCGCTAGGAACGATTTTAACGGGGGTCTAACGGCCCTCATCCCCCCGGTTGGCTACCAAGGCATATCCGACCCCGCAAAACGGCTCAAAATCGCGGGACGGATCATTGGTCGAACAGCCGACGCAGGTAGGCGGAAACTTCCGTTTCGATCTTGGTATTGTCGGCCTCGGTCAGCACGAAGAACGGACGCGCCGGAATCTTGATCGTCCAGCCCTGGCTGCGGGTCCATTTCACGATCTTGACGCGCTTATGGCCGTTCTTCGCGAACACGGCCAGGTGCGGGTGGTTCGCCTGGCGCATGATCATGCCGTCTCGGCCCTTGCGCAGTCTAACGTAGCCGGACATGGGGTGGCGCTGGATCGTGCCGCCGAACTGGTGGATCGCCGCATATACAACATTAGTGCCGACGCGGGCAGACGTGGCATCGTGTGTCTGCACAACGCTGGCGGCCAGCCGCCCCGAGCGCTGCAGTATCTTGCCCGTGCCGGCTTCCTCGCGGCGGCGCTTCAGCGTCTTCGGACTCAACCCGAGCCATTTCGGCCGTCCCTGCTGCGCAAAATTCTCTTCGACGGCGTCGAGCATCTCCGTCGCGATCAGCGCCGTGATCGGGGATGCATCGTGCATCAGCGCACGAACACGGGCTATGGCCCCTTCGTACCGCGTGTCGTCGATCTCGATTTCAAGCATCGGCTATACTCTGTTCATACCGATTGCAGTCGCACAAGCTCCCGACTGACGCGACCAAAGGAACTGCACGGTGGCCCGCGACGAGTCGGCGTCGCGGGTCGTTCTATTTGCGGTATGCCAAAAAGCCGTCACGCTGCTTCTCTATATAGCGACGACGCGCATCCACGCTGCGCTCAGTGTTCGCCATCATGGCGGTCGACCCGGACCAACCATCCTGACCAAATTCGAATACGCTCAGGCCGAATTGCGGGCCGTCCTGGCCCTCGATCAACCAGGATTTGAGGTAACGGCGCTTGAGCAGCCACTTGCTGGCCTGCGCACGGCTTTCTTCCCAGCGTAGCCAGATCTCGTCCGGTGCCTGGATCGCTCGCGCGAGCAGTGCCATATACGCGCCGCGCCCATCCTTATCGGCCTTCCATGTTCCATCGCCGGCCTTGAACAGATCCTCCGAGATCGTGACGGCCGAGCGCGTAACGTCCTCGAATATCTTTGACTCGCCGAGCTGCAGGTCGAATTCCCGGAGGAACGCCTTCGCGTATTGCTGCGGGGGAAGGCTGGCCGGCAGCATGGTCGACGCCGGCACCGGCGTCGGCGTCGGCATGGACGGCAATTCGACACCGGACGGAAACGTGCGCGGCAAGGTGTCCGATGGCGGCGGTGTGAACGGCTTCATCCACCGAGCACCAGGATTCGAGCTGAAACCCGGATCGGGCAGCAGCTTCTGCCCGGTCGCCGGGTCTTTGTATGCGATCGCCGGTTGCTTCGCGCCGGATCGATCGACGATCTCGACATCGACCAGGTCGCCATTGTTATTGCGCACGGGGATACCGTTCTGCTCGACATATGCGTCCGTGCGTGTTCGCACACGGCAACGGCAGCGGAATCCGTTTGGCGGGTAGAACGTCTGCCAGAAGGGATCGTCGTAGCGGTAAATCTGGCCGGCCAGCGCCCGGTGCGCCGGCCGCGTGCGATTGTCGAGCACCGCGACGTATTCCCAATACGGATGCGTGTCGACCTGTTCGAGCTGCGTCGCATAGCGGCCGGCCATGTAGGCCGACTGCATGTTGGTCTGGAAAATCGTCTCCAGGCGACGGGGCGTCAGCCGCTTGCCCTCGATCTCACCCGTGTCCTGGTCGACGATCATGCCTTGGCCGAGCCAGCCCTTGCGTTCCAGGACCGGCGAAAGCTGCCGCTTAAACTCGTCGAACGTCGTGCCCTTTTTTAACGACGTCGCGAGTGCCTGGCGAATGTCCTGCAGTACGTCGACCTTCATCACGCCGGCCACCGTGAACGCCTTCGCGTGCGCCTCGGCGGCGACGTCCTGCCAGCGAAATCCGATCTGGTAGCCCTTCGACTCGAAGTAGGCGATCGCCTTCTCCGGTTCGAGGCCGATCGCGTAGGCCAGATCAACCGCCATTCAGCCGCCCCCACACGTCGGCCACGAAGATGCAGCGCGCGAGCAGCTCCTGCATCGCCGTATCGTCCATCTCCGGCTGCGCCTCGATCAGCATCTCGATCGCTTCGTCAGGCGTTGCACCCCGGCGCAATGCCGCGATCGCCGGCCCGAGCGTCGCGCGCAGCGCCTCGGTGATGGCGTCGGCCGGCAATGCGGCGACCGTCTGGTCCAGTTCATCCTGGTCGGGATAGACGATCTCGCCGGCCGAATTGCGCAGCACGGCGCGATACCGCATTTTCGCGGTGCGCGGCGGCTCGTCGGCACGCTCTTCGGGCGGCAGCGCCATCTGCGGCTTCGGAACCGTGAGGATGTCCTCGCCGTCCTTCGGCTCCGGGATCATAAGCTTGTCCTGCGCCCACTGGCGGCCGATCTTCATTCCGGCCCCGACCAGCTTCGGCAGCGCGTCGGCATACCGCGCCAGGTCTTCGGCGTCGCGGGTGTCGAACTCGAAACGCGGGCAGCGGCGCGGATCGGACGCGCCGCAGTTCAGCGCCGACAACATGTAGCAGAGGTTCGTGAGCGTGCGCTGCGCCTGGCGGGCATCCGAGATCAACAGATCCTGTCGGACCTCGTTGTGCGTCTTGCCGAGCGCGTTCGTGGACGTCTTGCCGTCGGCCTGCGACGTAAGCGTGCCGCCGAGGATCGCCTTCGACACGCTCTTCTCGCACCAATTGATCATCGCCTCGAAAGGGTCTTTCGTGCCGTCGGCGGCTTCCTTGAACTCAATCAGCATCCCCTCCGGGATGATGCCGGCCGCGTTGTGGCCGATCTCGGCGACCGCGCGCAGCAGCGTCGCTTTCTCTTCCTTCGTCGAACCCGGCGGATACTTACCGACGCGCAACGGCAGACCGTAGATTTCGAGGAACTCGGCCAGGTCCGACACCGCATAGGTTTTGAACAGGTACGGCCACGCCAGGACACGATGCAGGCCGGCACGGGTGAGATACCCGCTCTTGGCGCGGTGCTTGTGCACGAGCCATCCGAACGGCCAGAGCGGCTGGCCGTCCGACGAGTTGTCGCGCAGGCGCAGATCGTTGCCGTCGTACAGCGGCGTGCGGAACCACCGCTGCGGCCGATGGGTGAGCGTTTTCGGGAGCCACACCTTTTCGACCTGGTGCCACTCGATCTCCTGCGCCGAGAAGCCATGACCGACCGCGTCCATCTGATCGAACAGCACGTCGTCCAGGTTAGCGAGGTCCGTGAACCATTCCTCCAGCTGTGCGGCCTGTTTCTTCTCTTCGGTGCTGGCGTTCGCGGGCGCGACGATGTTCCAGTCGAGTGTCAGCAGTGCGCGCTTACGCTTGCTCATGTCGGCGAACAGATGCGCGTCGCGCTCCTCCATATCGGTGAAGAGATCGGACTGCGCCATCAGGTCGCCGTACTCGGCAGCTTCCAGAATCGAATGCAGCTTCTTCGGCGTAAGCCTACGTGACGGGTGCTGCGCGAAATCGCGCGTGATCCAGCCAAGCTTCGACGTCTGCGGTTCGGACAGCACGTCGCGTTGAATCGGCTGCCCGTACATATCAACAATTTGAGCCATGGTCAGTTTCCTCAAAAGCCGCGCCGGCTCGACAGCGGATAGTCATAGTCGTTATCTTCTTCGGAGCCGCGCTCGATCGGCCGGGACGTGACCGCCTCGTAACCGTCCGTGATGCCGTAGCCGCGCGACTGCGCGATCATCCAGAGAATGTGCAGTGCGGTCAGGCCGTCGAAGTGGTGATGGCCCTGCGGCTCGGGCCATTCATCCAGCTCGGCCAGCAGCACGGTCTGCGTCGCATGGAACAGGAGCGACGGCGCGATGCGATCCGTGATGTACGGTTCCAGCGAATCGATTCGCACTTCGGGCGCGACGCTGGCCGTCACACCGACGAGCGGCAGCGGCACATCGGCTCGCAGGGCGGCCTTGATCAAATCCTGCCGCGCCCATTCATACGCGTTGTTGTTCTCGAATCCGAACGCACGGCAGCGAAACTCCCGCTGGACGCTGATCAGATCGGCTTCGAGCTTCGATGGCACGCGGCGCTTGATCTCCGCGTGGATGACGTGCAGCTTGCGACTGACGATGTCCAGACCACCAACCAGGATCGCGGACGGGTCCGACTTTCTGCCTTGGCCCATCGACGGGTCGCACGCGCCGAACATCAGCCAGGACTGCAACCGCTGCACCCAGAATGTGATGTGGCCGAACACCTTGTCTTCCTCGGTGCGAGGGTCACCCTGCATCTCGGTCGCGAACGCGCGCGGCGATTTCGCACGCTGGCGCATCACGTAGAACAGCGTGCGCACCGACGGCCAGGACGTGACGGCGCCAGCGTCCATCTCGGCCCGGTGTTCCAGGTAGAACTGATACGACGGCAGGTCCGCGTCGGCGATCGTCTCGCCGCGCTGGGCGGCGGCTTCAATAGCCGGCTTGTCGTCGTTGAGCATCAGCTCTTCGCACCGTTGCCACAGATCCATGTTCGTCGGCATCTGCGCGATCGCGCGGAAGTGGTGGACGACGTGACCGATGGTGCGCTTCGCGCGCGAGATCGGATCATCCTTGTCCAGCACCGTGCCGACTCCGATGTACTTCACGCTGCCGTCTGGCGGGCCGAGGTAGTCGATCGCCTTTTCCAACCACGTCCAGCGGTTCTGGCGTTCGGTCGGACTCTTCGCCTCGGCGTCTGTGATCAGGTCATCGCCCATCAGCACCTTCGGCCGGCTCGCGCCGTGGAATGTGCCGCGAATCGCCTGCTCGGCACCGAACGGCTCGACCTTGACGCCGTTCTTCGTGACAAACTCGCCAACCTTCCACATCGGTCCCTTGCCACACACCTCGGGGAAGTCGAGCTGAAGCGCCGCGTTAGCAGTCAGCTCGGTTTTAACCACTTCGAGCAGCTTGGTCGGCAGAGACGTCTCCGCGCCGAGCAGGATGACGTAGTCGAGGAACGACGGCAGCGCGTCCGTCCATCCGACCTCGCGTCGGATTTCTTCACGCTGCAGCAGCCCCTGGACGATGATGTAGACGGGGCCGATCTTCGTGCACATTGACGACTTCGCTTCGCCACGCGGCGCGACCCACCATTCACGCGCGCCGCCGGCCTGGCGCAACAGCTTCGGGAACCGGCCGCAGAAGTGCGCCTGGAACAGCGATGGCGTGCCGCGAATGTGGTGCGGGAAGTAGGTGTACGCGAAGAACTGGTAATCGCCGTCGACGAGCACGCGGCGACGGCGTTCCAGGCGCGCGGCCAGTGACGGATCGAGGCCCGTTGCATGGGCCTCGATGTCACGCCGCAGCTCGGCCTGCAGCTCGGCGATTTCTTTGTGGAAATCCTTTTCGGTGAATTTCTGGACCATGTCAGTCCTCCTTCGCGTCGAGCAGCGCCTGATGGACCTTGTACACGTCGACGCCGTCATACAGATTGTGCGTCACGTAGATAATGCTGCCGGTGACCAGCTCGACAACCAGGCGCGTATCACGTTCCCGGTGTTCGATCTGTGAGAAAACGACGTGAACGGGATTCACCGCGTTGTCGCGAGTCAATTTGATCAGCATGTCCGTACCTCAACCGTAGGCCGTGGTCAACTCGTCGCCGAACGGGCCAAGTACGTCGGCAAATGCCGTCACGTGTTCCGGATAGCGATCCTTGATGAAGGCAGCGAGGCGCTGCACGACGCCCATCGCTATCGCCAGCTCGTTCGTCTCGGGCAGGATTCGCTTCGATGCGTTGATTGTCTTGTTGTACGCGTCGGCCAGACTGGCGAGCATAGCGACCTTGTCGGCCGGTTTCATCTCTGCGCCGTCCAGCTCGTCCATTGTCACCTGGTATTGCGTGATCAGGCCGGCCAGCATCTGGCGAGCTGCGCCTTCAATGCCGCCGCCTGCCATGAGCTGCGCCGCCTGCACCTTGTCCCAGTCGTCGCCGGCCGCGCGCGCGTCTTCCTTCCAGCGTCGTGCGGTCGAGTAGTTCACACCGTTCTTCGCAGCGGCGATCTCCAGCGACAAGCGGTCGAACACGAAGGCCCGACGCACCTTATCGCGCACTTCCTTCGGGTAGGCCATGCGCGTTAGAACCCCAGGTGTGCTTTGGCGAACGAGATGCCCATCGCGACAATGCCGCCGGCCAATGCACCAGCGCCAGCACCGGCCGCCGCGCCGTACTTGATGGCGCGCTTCTCGACGTTAGCCATCTGCTCTTTCAACTCGTCGACCCCCGCGTCGATCTTCTTCAGCATCAGCATTTCGGGGCTGTCGCCCGTCTTCACTTCGCTCATTGCTTGTCCTGTTTTCTGTCCAGCTTGTTGTTGATGTCGGTCAGCTTGATGTCGATACTCGCCAGACCGTCTCGGAATTCGTCGCGCACCTCGCGATGCTCGGAGCGCGGAACATAGTCGCGCGCCACCGTTTCGCGAAACGCCGCAATTTCCCGCTGAATGTTGATGTCGCGGGCCTCGTTGTCTTCCATCTTCTTTTGTACGGTGCGAATCCATGACACGCCGAAGAGCTGGACAGCCCCGAGCAACAGCGTGATCACGCCCATGAAAATCGCAGCCGGATCGAGCGTCACTTGCACGCAAACCTCCGCTTAAGGACCCGCTCACGCCGCTCCTGGCATTCAATGCAGAATCGGCAACCCGGTGCGGCTCGACGCCGCTCCTCGGGAATCGGTTCACCGCATGCCTCGCTCTGACAGTACGATTCAGATTCGGCGGCGACACGAGTCGACTGCGTCGCGGCCGCGATCGCAAGCGCGCGATACTGCTCTTCGATGTTGCTCGCGTGGTCGAAGTCGTCCATCTATTGCTTGTCCTCTTGCTCCGGAAGGGAAGCCTTCACACCCTTCAGTTTCGATTCGATGTTTCGACTGCGAGCGGCGTAGTCGGCAAACCAGTCGAGGACGTCTTGCTGTGATACCCCGGAGTCAGCGGTGGCATCGGGTCCGGTGAAGCCAGCAACGCCGCTGAAATCGGTGCGATCCTGCAGGGCACCGTCTGAGTTATTGGCGATGCCGGCTGCGGCGTTCCACAGGCGGACAAAGCCGCGAGTGAAAACGCACCGATCAACAGTGACGACGGACGGATCAGCCGCGGTGCGTGACGGTAAGGAAATGTGAGCTTGAGCGACCGCATCGATATGCTCCTTCAGAGTGCCGATCTGGGTCGTAGCAGCACCCTGGTCGGCGAGGAATTGAACCTCCGCGCGCTGACCACGCAGCACGTCGTCGGCGTATTTGCCGAATGCCTTGCTTACGGCTGTGGCGTTATCGTGTGCCTGCTGCGCCTTGTATTCGGCGAGCGCCTGGTCGCCTTTCGTCTTGGCGACGTCGTAACCGTGCTGGTACATCTTGGCGAACGCGAAGGCAAGCAGCGCCATCGCGACGACGGACGCGGCGAACTTTTCGTACTTACTGATCGTTCCCACTGGATGCCTCCTTAGGCGGGCGACCGCGCCACGCGCCGATCGCCTGGACGACTGCCGAATAGCCGCCAACGCAGCCGAGATAGATCAGCCAGGTATCGAATGTGAGTTGCTTCGTGACGCCCTGGTAGACAAACATGGCGGTTGCCACGGCCGACGCGATGTTCGGCCAGAGCTTCGCGTGCGACAGCTTGTCGTCGTGGCCCGTAATGAGATCGGCGATATGCATGGCGTGTCAGCTCGCTTTCAGGAACAGAGCACGCTCGCCGCGACGTCGACGCGTCAGTCCGGCCATCGGCTTGCCGCCTGCTTTGTCCCACAGCAGGAATTGCTCGGCCGCGCCTGCGTAATCCTTCGCGCGCAGCTTCCGGAGCAACGTCGACGGGCCGCCGGAGCGCAGGTACACCAGACCGTCCTTGACGTTCGGTTTTCCAGGACCGATGTTGAACACGAACGACACCAGCGCATCGAACTGGTTCTGGGTCAGTTCGAGATCGAGGCCATTGATGATGTCCTCTCCGCGTGTCCTGATGTCTTGTGCGAAGAGCGCGTCGGACACTGCCTGCGTGATCTTCAGCCCCTTGTAGACGTCCCGTCCGGTGTGACCGCGTCCGATCGTCCAGGGCGCGCCACCCGTTGCCGGATCAGGGTACGCTTCGAGACGATCGTCTTCGAAATCCTCGATCAGATTGCAGCCCACGGGGGACAGTCGTTGTTGCTTCATTGCCATCTCCAATTGAATGGCACGACTGTAGGCTGCGTATTGCCGACACCTTAGTGGATCAGTGTCAGTACAAACAAAAAGCCCCGCACGTGGCGGGGCTGGGGCTTGGTTAAGTCACGGAGAGGATTCTAGCGCTAGAACAGCTCTGCCTGGGGAACGGCACGCTCGGACGCGTCAGCACGTTTGAGGATGCGCCAAACGTGTCGATCGGCCAACCGATAGCGAAGCGCGAGCTGCGTGACAGCATGAATCGCCGTATGGTCGTGGGTCAACGTGTCAAACTCGGCACGAATGCTTCTATACATCAGCTCCCGTAATGCTTTTGCGCAGCGCGGGATATACAGCACGTCACCCCCGAAGTGCGCGGTGAGCTGATCGGCAGCATCGACGCCGACGATCTCGGCGAGTGCCTCGTAACGGATTTCACCGAGGCGCGACCGCCGCATGGCGATCGGGAATGTCGTGCCCCCGAGCTGCTCGACCAGGCGCATAGCAGCGGGGAGGCCGACCAGCGTCACGATCGTCTTCACAACGTCCGGCAGGAGGTGCTCAACGCCTTCGAAATTCAAACGGACCTCCGCTGCTCGTCATACTGCAACGCGGCAATCAGCTTGCCGAGCATCTCGCCGTCGCAAAATTCGATCGCGTCCACCTTGCAAATGCGTTTGACCATACCGTCGAGGTACGACCAAGGACGGCCGGCCGATGCGAGCAACGCCTCGATCCTCTTCAAGCGCTGCTCGCGTGCGCCGGCCATATTGGGACGTCTGCCGACCGAGCGCTTCGGTTCGAAGCCGCAACGCTCGAAGTGCTTCAGCAGCTTGTGCGCACCTTCTGGCGTCAACTCTTTTGAGGAACTGACGCCGGCCACGCTGCGAAGTACCGTACGATATTCGTCGTCGGTCATCGCGAGTTGCTGCTTCGCGATATGGATCTTCGCTACCGTTGTTTTCGCGATCAGCATCACGACCTCCACCAGCGCCGCAGTTCCTTGCGACAGAGACAGACCAGGAACGCGATGCCCACCACGATGATCAGCACGTCAGACATTGGCCGGCTCCGATACAGATGCGTCGGCGAACGTGTTGACCGTCACGCCAACCGAAACCAGCGTGACCGACTCGCAAACGCGAGCGAAGTGGCGAAGCATGGTTCCCGGCGTGTTCCACGACGGCACAAAAATCGTTATCGTCTTGTCCAGGCCGGGGAAATACTTCCGGGCGTTGCGCTTCCCGAATTGCTTTTCGATGTTTGCACGCTCGGACGGTTTGTAGGCGCTGAACTTTACCGGTCGATAGAACCGATGTTCCGGGGCGCTTTCCTTAAGATAGCTTCCCCGAAACCAACCGTTCACGTAGACCATCAGGTCGTATCGACGCGGCTTTGTCCGCTGCACCTGGATCGTGACTGTGTCGTCGTCGCAACGCAACACGACGCACCCATACGGGAACGACAGCTCCGTATCGATCCGCTGGATGTCCTCTTTCGAAAGTTTGGGCACGTACGGTCTCCTAGAGCGCGGCGAGATCGAGACTGATCGCACGGTATTCCTCGGTCACTTCGTCCCGCTCGTAGAAGCGAACGTAAGGCTTGCTGCCAGTCACGCGGATGCTGTCGACGATGGCACGCATGGCCTTCGTCCATTTCGGGTCGTCGATCTCGAGGCGCCGCAATGCGAGGATGCGGCCTGTATTCACATTGCCTTCCTTGTCGACCTGGAAGGCTTCGTTGATCAGTACTTTGACCTTGTCGTCGCTACCGACGGTCCACTCTCGCAGGCATTCGTCGATCAATTCCTTCGCGGCCTGCAAGCGTTCGTCGAACTGAATCCGTTCCGCAATCTGACGCACGATCTTGTAGCGACCGTCGTAGGTGATGAGGGAAATATTCCCTTTCGTACCACCGACTTTCACACCGTACTCTTCATTGCTGGTTGCGACGAAAGCGGCGATGTCGGTGAAGGCCCGGTCTTTGAACTCGGTGAGCCTCGCCTGCAGTTGTTTGGCGTCTGCCATGAGTGACTGGACAGTCTGGTCACGCAGTTGATCGATCGGCTTCACCATCGATTCCGGAACGAGACGGCCGCGCGCGTCCTTCACGAAGCCGGCGGGAGTGAGTTGCTTAGTCATGGATTTTTCCTTCGCGTGTGAACGTATTCATTTCCTTCGTGAGCCGCCGCAGCTTGCTCAGGCTCTCTTCGATCTCCGGCGTCATTTGTCGGCTACCAGTCTCTACAACGGCCAGGACCGGTGGCACGATCGCGGTAGGCGACGCACGGGCGTCCGGCGTGCCGAGACCAGAATGTCCCTGGCGTTGCCGCTCCAAGTGGGATTCCGAACGCGATTCAGCCTTGTCCGAGAACCCGGCCAGCACTTCGAGCAGGTATCCGTGGCTCTTCAACGGCAGCTTCAGACGTCCCTGATCGCGCTGTGAAAGCATGTGTTCGAACCCTTGACGCCAATAGTCAATGGGGCATGGCCACGTGCGTCCGTTGCGCTCGATCCGAGCCGCACGAATCATCGGCGCCAGCTCGTTGATCAACAACGCGACGCGTGAGTGGCTCATCTGGCTCTTCGCCGGGGCAAACAGACCGATGTAGCGCAGCAGCGGTTTAACGAACGTTTCGCCAGCGGGATGTGCGTCGACAATCGCGTTCAGTGCCTCGCGCGGCGCGTCGTCGGCGAACACAATGTCGAGACTCATCACGGCGCGGCAGTTCGGGCAGCAGATTTGCGGCAGCGGCATCAGTGCACCTTACGGAATTTGGCACTCTCGATCTGCTCCTCGACCTTTTCGCGCACGCGTGGCCGTTCCGCCAGATACTCATCCAGCCATTCGGTAAGGCCAGTGATATTTCCCTGAACGTGCAGCATCAGGATGTGATTCACTGCGCCAACCATTTGTGAACCAACCTCGTCGTACTGTTCGATCTTGGTAAGGAGTTGCTGCACCGTTGTGTTGGCGTGGTGCAACTCGCGTCGCAGTTCGACTACCGTGTGGAGAGAATCAGGGGACGCTAGCTTGGGTCGTTCGATATACATATAGGCATCCTAAAAGTAACGATGTTTTTGCGACTCTATTGACACACCTTCATCTGGGAATCAGTTTCCTTTTTCCGTCCAGAGCACGCGCACGTCGCCGATCTTGAACTGACCGGTGCGGTACCGCGCCGCGCCTGATCCACCCGTGCGGTAGTAGGTAGCTTCCCCATTGCCGACCAGCTCGGCGCACGCTGCACTGTTCTGAACCTGAATCGTCGGCTTCGAGCCGTTCGAGAATTCGATGCCGATGACCACGAAGCCTTTCTCGGTCAGCGTCTCGATCGCCGCCGCGATACGCAGTGCCGTCAACTGCATGAGCTGGTTGATCGGCGGCACGGTAGGGTTGAGGGCGTTAAGATTCGACGTCATTTGGACTCTCCTTTAACGGGGCGATGCGGACAGGACTGGCATGTGCGCCAGTGCGACAGGGCGAGCGGGTTGTTCACGGGTGGCCGGCGCGCGGCAAAATCCAGGCATACCGCCAGCGTCACCAGCTCGGCGGTATGCTTGCATTTCACTTGGCCGAAGACGCGCAGAACGCGTGCGGCCACACGGTCAGTCTTCCCGGGATACTTCCCGGACAGCACCAGGGAGATCGTCGTGCGAGACAGGTCGAGCTTCCGCGCGACGTCGGTCTGCGTGGATGCGGCGACGGCACTACGCAGCAGGGTCAGCCATTGTTCAGCAAGCGTCATGGTCCGGCTCCTCCTGCCATACGATCTTCCCGAGGTTCGGGTCGTAAACCGATCTCGTGCGTTGGATCATCGGTGGACGCGGCCCGGTGCGCTTCGATGCCAGGAATCGGTAGCGGGCTTGTTTCGCGCCTTTTCCACGGATATAGGCGTGTCCGGGATCGACAACAGTCAGATAGCCGGCGCGCGCGAGAAACATGGCGTACTTCTGCGCAGTCGATTCGGACACTACGACGTCGGGCGTGGATGCACGCAGTGCCAGTTCGCGTGATGAGAACTCACCCATGATGCGCATCGTGCGCCACATGTTTTCGTTTCCAATCGATTGCGTCACGGGGCGGCCCTGACGGTCGAGTCGTGGCGCTTCGACGCCGGCGTCGCGGACCAGCCGGTAATGCTTGTGTTCGCCGATCGCTTTGCGCTCACCTATCGGTTCGATGAAGCCGCCCAGTTCGAGTGCCTGCAGGTAGCACTGCACGGTCTGCCTGTCGAGGGTCGACGTGCGCACGATAGCGTGCGCCGTGAAATCATCGGATTGACGGCGAATGGCTTCCCATGCGCGCTGACGCGGCCCCTTGCCGCCAGTAAGTTCGAGATGTGCTGGTTTTCTAGGCATGATCACCTCACACTCGACGCTTCGGCGCTTCGCCGGTGTACAGCTCGCGCTTGCCCCATTCCGCGAGGTTCATGACGTCCGCGCCCTGGACCATCGCTTCTTCTTGGATGCGCTCCAGGTTCACGCATACACGTCGCACCGAGCCATGCGACAGCTCGACGAGCTTCGCGAGCAAGTCATCACTGACTTGGACGTTCGGGCAGTACAGCGGACGCAGCTTGTGCGCGTCCTCAAGCGTGACGGGCTGTGCCGGCACCCACGCGAGCACGCGACCGTGCATCCGTTCCCACTTCTTGAGCTTGCTCGGCAGACCTTCCTCGCCAATCATCAGAATGGGGGCTTGGCTGGACTCATACAGATCGCGCACCAGCTCGACCGCGTTGCGATCGACAAGATGGTCCATTTCGTCGATCACCAGCGGCCGGCCGCTCGCGGCCAGTTCCTCGGCGACCTGGTCGGCCATCTCCGGGATCGTCGCGGCCGGTTTGATACCCATCTCGAACAGGACCGCCTTGAGGAAATGCTTCTTCGTCCAGACCGACTTCGCCTGCACATAGCGGGCGCGACGCGTGTTGGCGACGTAGTTTGCCGCCATGCTCTTGCCCCAACCGGACGGACCGTAGAAGCAGACAAGGCCCGGGAGGTTGGCGCTGCGCGATACAGCACGCTCGATAGCGATGTCGCACATACCGAGGTTGGCGATTTGTGCGATGGCCCCGATGGAATTACTGCTCTGTTCGTGTTGTGTCATTATTCGCCCTGTCTAGTCTTACATTTGGCCGGCGAGTTGCAGCTCGCCAGCTTCTTCCTCGCGACGCTTTTGCGCCGCAAATTCTTTGCTCAATTGGTACGTGCCGTACCACTTCAGTTGTTTCGTGTCGGGTGTCTCCCCATTCGAAATGAGCCGATCAAGCGCCTGCCAGCGAACAAACCGTTGCGCAGCCGTTTCAGGCATGTCGATAATCGTCGCCGTTGCCGGCGTGGGAGTTGCGACGGCGATCGCTTCTGGTTCAGTGGCCGGCATGTCGATGACGCGGGCATTCAGCGTTTCCCGCGAGATCCGCCCGATGCCCTGAATTTCCAGTACATCAGGCGTCTGCATCGGCAGAGCCAGGTGGCCACGTCGCTCGGCTTCGATCTCGTCGCGGCGCGCGTCGACCCGCTTGAGACGTGCATCCGCACGTTTATCGCGAGCCCGCTCGACGAACGACATCGGGAAGTAGTGCCGTTCGTTCGCGCCGAACTCCGCCTTGCAGATGAAGCGGCCGTCTGGGTGGTGGACCCACACATGCCGCGCGTCGTGGATGTCGTACGCGACGTGCACGACTTCGTCGTGGAACTCTTCGAGCAGGCCGCTGAAGTAGCGGTTGTTGAAGAGCTGGATTTCGCCGCGACGCACCTTGCGCTCGATCCGTGGACGGAAGACGTTTTGTGCCTCTGCATCGGTCAGCCTGATCGGCTCCCATCCCTTCGCTTGGAACACGGCGAGCGCTTCGTCCGGCGTCATATGGCGGCGCTTCCCGTCGACCGGATCGACGATCTTCGGCAACGTGCTATGCGGGCGCGCGTTGTACTTGTCCATCTGTTCCTGGCAGAACCGCATGAACAGATCCCATCCCATCAGAGGCAGTGCGCCGCCTTTCTTGATCGCGGTGCGCGTGATCTTGAAGTGGGCCAGCTTCGCTTCCCGGTCCATCTCGTTTCCGATGAAGCTCGGCAGTTCCTTCGCCGCACGAATCCAGAGGGACTGGTGCAGGCGCTCGACAACACCGCGTGCTTGCGAGTTGTACGGCAGCGAATGCGTGACCTCGAATCCGAGCAACCCCTGCATGCCGGTCGCCTCGGCCTTGATCATCGCGTTGTCATAACCCGAACCGTGGTCGACGTAGAAAATAGCCAGCACGCCGCTGGTCGTCGAGGCGTTCGTCAGCGCATCCAATACCGCGAGACTCGACTCGGCCAAGCCAATCGAAAACCCGACGAGTCGACGCGTCGCAATGTCGACGATCGCAGTGATCTCCGGACGGAACGGCCGACCGTGCAGCGGGTGTTGGACTTCGGCATCGAACGTGTGACCGTCCGCGCTCCAGACGTCATTCGGCTGCAGGTCGTCGAACGTGCGGCGAATGAACGGCCGGATGTTCTTCAGCTCGCGTGGCCCCATGCGGCCGACCTCGCGCGACACATTGCCGAGCTTGCCGAGGAACCGGCGCACCTGGTGGATCGACGGGAAGCACCATTCGATGTCGCGGGCGCGGTATGCCTCGACGAACAGGCTGTAAGCGTGTTCGACGGATGGTTTCTGCGGTACCTGATAGAAGGCGAGGAACAGCTTCGCCCATACCGGCACCGTGAACTCGGCCCGTGCCTTCTTTGGCGCGAGCGAGCCGGATTTCGACAGGCCCAAGTAGCGCTTCAACGTCCGAATGCTCGGAAAGCCGTCACCTTTACGGCCGCGCTCGTCGCGCGCTGCGCGCAGCATCATGACGAGGTGATCGTCGAGCGTTCCGGCCTTCGCCTGCGTGAGCAGCGTCGTCATCGCCGCCTCGCGAGACACGTGGCACTGAACCATCAGGCGCTCGATCGTCGTCAGGATGCCCTTGCGCGCTTCGGCGCGCAGGCGCTGCGCGTCCGTTTCGACGAGATCGAGCTGTTGCTCGCGTCGCGCGGGAAGCGAGCGGTCGGTTGGCGTCGTGCGGACGAGGGCGCTGGCGGCTCGACGCCGGATTTCGTCCTGTACGGCGGCGGGCAGGCTCGCGAACGCGTATTCCATACCCTTGCCCTTTACTCGTCGGCGGGTTTCCCACCCATCACGCGTGGCACAGACCCGAATACCTTGCTCGGTCGTTGGCATGCCGGACAGGCGCATAGCAGCCAATTCAGGAGCGGCGTAGTAGGACTTGATCGTCATGCCGCCTCCCCGTCGTCAAACAGTAATTCCGGGGCACGATCCTTCGTGACGTTCTCGCGGTGGTAGGCCGCTTGTGTCATGGCATGCGTAAGCGCGGTGATCGCCTCGGACTGCTCGTGGCCTGCTGCGTAGTAGCGGCAAAGGATGGCGGCAGCGTCCGCGAACGCGCTCTGGAGGCTCGACAGATCTGCAACGCCCGGGCGACGCCCCGTCGGGATCTCAATCACGACGCGGCGACCGTCGGCAATACACAGGTATTCGCTGACGTAGCTGGCACCACAAAACTCCTCAAACTGGCGCACACGGTTGAGCGGCATCGAGGTCTCGGCGAGCCAGCGATACATCGTCTTCAGCTCGACGCCCATCAGATCGGCCAGCACCTTGGCCGGACGCCGGCGTTCCGCCGCACGTTCAACGCACAGTTCGAACGCCTCGCTCAGGCTCGTCGCGTGCTGGGATTTCCAGGTCCGTTTTCTCATCGTCTCGTCACTCGCATCGAGAATTGTTTCGGTGGCGCAGTGCGTTTCGCTCACTTACGATTCAACCCAACGCCACATTCCGAACGCGATCGGAGCGCGGCGTGCAAATTGGTGATGACGGTGACAAAACCGGCGTAAAATTTCGTTTCGCATAGCGGCTTGGCCAGATCATTTCTGGCGCTACACCGATCGCATCTGCAATGATCCGCTCTGCCTTCGGGTAGGAACTGTCAAAAGCTTTGCGAAGTGCGCTGGAGTTGCTGTATCCGCATTCTTTGGCAAGCCGACGAATGTTCCAGCCTTTTTTTCGAGGGCATGTTTGATGTCCGCCTTGTCCCAATCCTCGGCGGATTTTTTTGAGGTGTCAGATGTGCTCATGTGCTCACCGCTTTAGATAAATAAGTGAACACATAGTAATCACATTGTTTCGGATGCGCAATCGAAAATTTGCGTCGGCTCGAAATTTTCGTTTCGTTTTCGCGCCCGCATCGATCGCTTGCGTCGGTTTTTTGAAAATATCTTTTCTTATCAATAATTTATGACGGAATCGAAAGTGGAGCACCGGACAGATGCGTCGGTTTCGTTTCTTGCCCCCGGAATCGAAAGCAGGATTGACGAGCTGTGCCGCATGATTGGCGACCGCGAAGCGGCCGCATCGGTTGCGGGCGTCTCGTCAGTCATGCTGCGTCGGTACATCAAGGGGGAAAGCAAGCCTCCCTTTGAGGTCATAGCCAACCTAGCAAAGGCGGTTGGCGTGAGCCTCGATTGGGTTGCCTTTGGAGGGGATTACCATGTCGCAGAAATCGAGCAGTCGCTAGAAAGTCTTAAGGAGACGGCCCTAGCAGGGCAGGCGATGGACACGCTGGGGAATCTTGTGGACGTATCGGAGTTCGTGTTCATCCCTCGCTATAACGTGAAGGCGGCTGCAGGACACGGCCAAGCCGTCACGGACGAAGCCCCGAAGCACACGATGGCATTCCGCAGGTACTGGATAGAAAACTATCTTTACGCGAAACCAGCGGATCTGTCAGTTCTATCCGTGAAGGGGGACTCGTTACAGGGAGTATTGAACGATAGGGATGTGATCCTGATAGACCGTAGTCAGACGACCGGTTCGGCGGGGCTTTATGTGCTGCGGATCGATGGGGACGTTATCGTCAAGACCCTGCAGCGCCTGCCAGGCGGCATTCTCAAGGTCAGCAGTGCGAATCCGGCCTATGAGCCGTTCGAGGTCAACATGGCGCAGCCACCGGCAGATTTCGCGATCATCGGCCGGGTCGTCTGGTTTGGTCGCCAGGTATAACGAACTTGAAAGCGCAAGGAGGCCACTCGTTTTCAGCTTTCGCGCGCCAGAACAGAAAATTCAGACAAAAAATCAATGAGTTACCCTGAACCGGGGCCGTTTCTCGTTCGGTTCAGCTTCCCCCCAATGAGCACAGTCCAAGCCGAGCCTTGCTCGACAGGGCTATCCACTGCTCGGTATGCGCCGATTCCAATGACAAAAATTGCGCGAAAAGTGCTCATTTCGCACTCAATCGTTGCGAAATCTTTTCGCACTAGTCTCGACGAGAAAAAGACCTGACGGCCAAGCCGGTTGGGGCTCTTCAGCGTTTTCGCGACTTTCCGTTGGTTGTGTCAAAACGAGCACCACCCCATACAATCACAATTCACTGTGACTGGAGCGTGACGGGATTCTAGCCCCGTCGGCTCAAATCTGCTGCACTTATCTGCGGGGCCTTACGCCACCCGCTCGCGCCTGCGCTCCCCCGTGCGGGCGCGTGCTCGTGCGCGTTCAGAAGGACGCGTGCGGGGGCGAGCGATAGCCCCATTGCAGCCTGCCGGACTGCCTCATCCTGGGCGTTGACACACATCTCGATACGCATGTCGGGGCAGTAATCAGCGAAACAGGAAGACACCTCGGCACGCTGTCGGTGTCCGCCGACACGGCGAGATATCTCAAACTGCTGACCTGGGCGAATTCTCTCGGTCTTCTGTGTCGGGCTGGCGTCGAAGGGACCGGCACCTATGGCGCAGGCTTGGCCCGCGTACTGCGCGATCACGAGGTTGAGGTGCTCGAGGTCAATCGTCCTGATCGGGCTGCGCGCCGATTGCGCGGAAAATCTGATCCGACCGATGCGGAAAACGCCGCGCGAGCGGTCCTCGCCGGAAAAGCAACGGCGATTCCAAAAGAGCAGTCAACGTCCCGACGGAAAACTTCTTCAACAGCTTGAAGAACGAACGGGTTCACGCCACGCACTACCGGACGCATCGGGACGCGAAGGCCGATCTGTTCGAATACATCGAAGTGTTTTACAACCGCAGTCGTCGTCATTCGTCGCTCGGCTTTGTTTCTCCAGAGCGGTTCCTTCTCGACTGGGTCAAAGCTCGGCAGACCAAGGACGCCGCCGCATAACTCGGGACCGTTGAAAGGCGAAAAATCGAGGGAACCTCAATTCGAAGCGGTCACTGGTTTCAACAGTGCGCTTTCCACGCAATGACCACGAATCCAAAGACGATTGGCAAACGCCGTCAGCTTCCGGTAAGCACCAGGAGCAGATTGGAACGAGCGTAGAATTGACGTCGTTCTCGGCAAATCGCAAGATATGCGTGTCGGATGGAAAGCGTTGTCACGTTCGTGTCGTATTGGCGGGTAGAGAACTATCGGCCGCCTGAGTACCTACTTTGATAAGCTTACCGCGCCGCCTTTTTGAGTGCGGCAAACCGCGCAAGGTTTCGTGAGGCGTGTCAGGAAGTTTGAGGGCGACATTCAATATCAGGAAAAACAGTGGCCAGTAAAGCATACAAGTTCAATTACGTTGCGCTGGTGATCGGTCTGTGCGCGGCCGTCTGGACGCTGATTTCGCTCAGCGACAGGCTGGCTTTCATCAAATCTTCGATTGCAACGCAAGGTACGGTCGTTCAACTGAACTACGGCGAGCGTCACCCAGAGATTTCCTTTGTGACACGAACTGGCGAACACGTATCGTTTCCCGGGAGCTTTGTCTCGGTGGAAGTCGGGGATTCTGTTCCTGTCCGCTATGATCCGACCAAGCCACTTGCAACAGCGAAAATCGACACGTTTACCAACATGTGGCTTGAGACTCTTATATCAGCCGCGTTTACGATTGCGTTCCTGTACGCCGGGTTGACGGGAGAGTCATTCCGACCAAAATATGGATAA